ACTAGCGATGAGCTAGAGACCGCTGCCATCCTAAGGAACGCACAGGTTCGGGATCTGTGGGCTGAGATTGATGTACCTAAGTAGGTAGGCTATGGGACTACGTTGGGGGTTGAAACCGCTGTGGTTCGCGGTGAATTTCCTCCGGGTGTGGTCGTACATCCCAAGCCTACCCCGGTCAAGGTGCGCAGGGCCATGTTGGTTGTTGGGATGAATGGGATGTCACGCTTCATACTCCACAACAACTCACTGGTCAATGTGCGCCGGGCTTTGATGGAGCGGGTTTATAATGTGGAAGTCGCTGGCGGGCTAGGCCCGCCACCACAGCCCCTCCCGAATATTTTCGACACCCTACAAGCCCTGGGTGGGGTTCTTGCTGGGAGAGTTGGCGATCGCGCCCCCGTTGCACGTGCAGTCTTTGTACAGTCGCGCCCGGCCGCTAAGCTGAAAGTGTACCAGCAAGGACTTGCATCACTTATGATGTTTCCAGTCGTCAAACGTGATGCTCGAGTCCAAGGCGCTTTTGTGAAGTGTGAGAAGGTCAATGCCAAGAAGGGTGACCCAGCGCCTAGGATTATACAGCCACGTTCAGTACGTTATAATATTGAGGTGGGGAGGTACTTGTCGGTTGTGGAACATGACATTTACCACGAGTTAGATGAGATGTGGGGGGGCAAGACAGTTATGAAGGGCTATAATGCTGAGGAGATCGGGATGCACATCAAGGAGGCATGGGATGAGTTTGCTGACCCAGTAGCTTTGGGCCTTGATGCCTCCCGGTTTGATCAGCATGTTTCGGTTGAGGCTCTCCGGTTTGAACATTCCATTTACAACCGGATATTTGAGTCTCCCGAATTAGCCAAGTTGCTGAGCTGGCAGCTTGTGAACGACGGGGTTGCGACAGCTGATGATGGTGTTATTCTATATCGCAAGCGTGGATCGCGAATGTCGGGGGACATGAACACTGCGCTTGGAAACATCATCATCATGTGTTTGCTCGTTTTGTTCTTTTGCAACCAGCGTGGGGTGAGGGCTAGACTCATCAACAATGGGGACGACTGCACACTCATATTTGAGAGAGCAGACCTGGCGAGAATCCTTGACGGTCTCCACGACTGGTTCCTGCAATATGGGTTCAACATAGTGCAGGAACCAGTAGCATATGAGATTGAACACATTGAGTTCTGCCAGATGCACCCAGTGTTGGTGGGCGACAGGTATGTGATGGTTCGCAATGTTGGGCCTTCGCTCAGCAAGGATGCAATCTCCATCCGTGCTCGCTCCCCGATGCAGTTGAGGCAGTGGATGTGGTGTGTTGGCAAGTCGGGCCTGGCAATGGCATCTGGTGTCCCCATTCAGCAGGCGTACTACTTGAATATGGCCAAGCATGGCCTAAAAGGTGGACGCCTCGACCTACTGGAGGGGCGGTCTGGGTTGACCTGGTTTGCCAATCGCATGGTGGCCCGAGAGAGTGAAGTCACTGACCAAACTCGCCTCTCGTTCTGGAAAGCTTTTGGTGTCGACCCGATACTACAAGTTGCCATTGAGCGGGAGATTGCCAGCACGCCGCTCCCCCCTAATGAGGTACCCAACTCAGAAAGCTTAAGTTTTATTTTTATTTAAACATAGATGGCGAAGTTAGCGAAGGTTGCACGCAAGGTGAAGCGTGTCGTGAAGGGAGCTGCGAGAGCTATGA